CACTTGTCCTGTCCTGTGCTGCCGCCACAGCCGCTGACTGCGCCTGTTCCTCACGCAGTTCCTTCCCAGTGCCTCCACCCGCTGTCGCGTCTGATCCACATCCGCCGCCAGACGCGTACTGGCCGCTGCGCTTTTCTCCACAGCGGAACTGTACGCGGTACTGCTGGCAGTCACCTGCTCCAGACTGGCGGACGTCCGGCGCGTCGCCTCCGTCTGCTTATCCAGAAAACGCTGCATCCGGGCCGCTGAACGTTCTGAGTCACCAGCCGCATCGTTCAGCAATTTTTTAATGCGCGGAACTTCGTTTCGGAACTCTGCGCTGTCGATACTTAAATCAATGACCAGGTTCGCTATCTGGTCCATAGCGGACACCTCCGGTAATACCTTCGCCCAGGATCATCAGTTCATCATCCGTTTTTTCGTGCAACGACTCAGGATCAGTGATCAGGCTGAACATTTCTGCATCGTGATGCGTGCCTGTAACCAGTCCGGAAATCAGCGATTTCAGCGTTGCAAACTCCGCATCCAGCAACATGTCACTGAAGCTGTTCTTCCCGAAATGCTCCGCCCACTCACCCAGCTCTGTCGCACTCATTTCCGCCAGCATCTGCCGCCAGTCTGGTCGCCGGAACTCACGCGCGAGCCGCATCACAAACGCCAGCTCCCGGTTCAGGACTTTTCCGGCGTGGTCGTGTCCTTTTCACTCCCGCTGTCGTCTTCCTGCGATGCCGGAAGACGCATACCACTCAGGGACAGAACCATATCAGCGCCACGTCCCAGCGCCTCATAAGACCATTCCAGTCTGACGGACTCATACAGGGCGCGGGCCTCCTCCTCTTTTTTGCTTTCACACAGGGAGCGGGATACCAGCCATGCATTAATATCCACCCCCATCTGCATAAATTCTGTCTGACGCTCTGCTTCCGTCAGGGTTTCAGGCTGTGCGTCATAGTCTGCCGTCCGCTGCTGAATAAACTTCAGATAATCCACACGTTGCAGGGCAGAAAGCTCACTGAGCACGATGGAATGCCCACCGTAGTTAAAGGTGTCTGTATTGAGAAACATGATGATTTTCCATAGAAGCCCCGGAACCGGGGCGGACTGATAAGAGAGGGTTATGACGCCGTCACTGTCACTGCTGCCACCGCGACAAGACTGCCGTCACTGCTGATGCCAACAATATTCACGCTGCCCGCCTTCACGCCTTTAACCGTGGCCACATTATCCTTCAGCGTGACGGTGGCGATCAGCGGATCGGCGGTCGCAACCTGCAGCGTTTTATCTGACGCGTTATCAGGTTTTACCGTAAATGTCAGCGTGGTGGTGGCTCCGGCAGCCACCGTGGCACTGGCCGGCGCAACGGTCACGCCGGATACGCTGACTACGTCAGGTGTATCCTCCTCCGCAAGAGAAGGGCGCCCGACGCCGGTGATTTTTACGCTGCGTGTCATCACCTCTTTGGACGTCACGGTTTTACCCAGTGAACTCAGCCAGCCGCGGAACACATCAACCGTCCCGTTAGGATACCGGATACGGAAGGCGCGAACTTCGCCGGTGTCAAACAGCTCAACCAGTTTTTTCTGTCCGGTCTCACCGGGTTTCCAGGCCAGCGTGGCCGTGGTGTCACCGACGCTTTTCTGCCCCTGCGTAGTGCTTTTCCAGTCGGCATTTTCATCATCAAGATAGTCATCGTCTTCCGCATCTGCACTCATTTCTCCGGGCTGCAGATCCTTAATACCTGCCAGTCGCAGCCAGTCATCATCAGCCAGTGGATTTTTAAACGCATCGCCGCTGCCGGTATACAGCCAGAATGTGGTTCCGGCGCCTTTCGTTTTTACCAGTGGGTTTGGTGTTCCCATCATATCCTCCTCAGTTGGTATAGGTGATCCGGTAAGTAATTTCTGCCATCCCCCACGTTGCCATTTCGCTGTCACGCTGGTAGTCATAACCCAGCGGGGTCATGGTATCGATAAGGCGCTCCAGACCACTAACCTCTTCCAGCGCAGGAAAGATTTTTTCTTCCATCCAGATATCAAGCTCTGTATCAGGAGCCTGAGCCCTCAGAAAAACTGCCGTATGGAGAGTAGCCTGCCAGTCATCCTCATCGGTCATAAGGCCTGTATACTGTGCGTCTGTCAGCCAGACAGCTATTGCGGGTAAATCTTCCTGTTCTACGAAAGCAGGAAGTCCATCAAAAAGAGTGACAGGTGCGCCAGTCACGGATTCCAGCTTTTCCAGAACGGCCCGGCGGATTAATGTGTGTTTGCTCATCGTGAAAGATAAAGCCTCAGTTGTTGTTTCAGGGCATACCCCAGTTGCTTCGGTATTTCCTCGTCAATCAAACTTTGTGTGGCGCTTTCGAATGCCTGAGTCAATGGTCCGGAAAGAGGAATTTTCACTACATCAATTGGATAACGGTTTTTCCCGTTAACGCGTCGCATAACATGCCAGCGTCCGTTAGCCAGTTGCTGAATAAAGGCATCCCGGAACAGATATGGCCCGATTTTCAGCACACTTCCACGATACAGCAGTTTGCCCCTCCGTTTGCTCATCCTGACCTGTGCAGCGCCCAACTTTATGGCGGGAAGGTTTCCCCGGTTAATCCGTATCCGGGCAGAGCGTTTACCGTCTGTACCGGCTTTAAATAACCTCACCCTCTGGCGAACCAGCTTCAGCGGAAGTCCTCTTACCTGGTTATCTCCGGCGACAGTCTCCCGCGCCACCTTACGGGTTGCCACTGAAACAGCTTTCTGCGCCACGCGATTCACAGCCCAGATACTGGCCCGGGGAACCATCTGTCGGTCAAGGCTGTTCAGATTCCGGATCGCATTTTCAAGCCCTTTCATCAGAATGCCTCCGGGAAACCTCGGCCTTCAGGCCGGGGAGGAAAGGAGGCGGTTTTCCAGCTAACTGTTTTTTGCATAATCACATTTTCCTCTTTAATATGTGAAGCCATGAAACGCGCATATAAATACCGGTTTTACCCCACGACTGAGCAGGCTGAGCTTTTAGCTCAGACGTTCGGTTGTGTGCGTTTCGTCTACAACTCCATCCTCCGCTGGCGTACCGATGCGTACTACGAGCGAAAGGAAAAGATCGGTTACCTACAGGCCAACGCTCGCCTTACGGCGCTGAAAAAGGAGCCGGAATTTGCCTGGCTTAACGACGTTTCCTGCGTTCCCCTCCAGCAGTCTTTGCGCCACCAACAAACCGCCTTTGCTAACTTCTTCGCCGGACGGGCTGCATATCCGGCTTTCAAAAGCAAACGGCACAAGCAAGCGGCTGAGTTCACTGCGAGCGCGTTTAAATACCGCGACGGCAAGCTGTACATGGCAAAGAACAAAATCCCCTTAGACGTGCGCTGGAGTCGTCCGCTGCCGTCCGTGCCGTCTACCGTCACCATTTCCAAAGATGCCGCAGGGCGGTACTTTGTTTCGTGCCTTTGCGAATTTGAATCCGCATCACTGCCGATCACCTCTTCAATGGTCGGCATTGATGTTGGTTTAAAAGATTTGTTCGTCACCGATACCGGATTCAGGTCCGGCAATCCCCGCCATACCGCTAAATACGCGGCTCGCCTGGCACTACTCCAGCGCCGGTTAAGCAAAAAGGCCAAAGGCTCAAAGAACCGCGCCAAAGCCCGCTTAAAGGTGGCCCGACTCCACGCGAAAATTGCTGATTGCCGACTGGATGCCCTGCACAAGGCATCCCGCAAACTGATTAACGATAACCAAGTTGTTTGCGTCGAATCCCTGAAAGTGAAGAACATGCTCCGCAACCCGTCGCTATCCAAAGCGATAGCAGACGCGAGCTGGGGCGAACTTGTGCGCCAGCTCCAGTACAAAGGCGAATGGGCCGGGCGGTCAGTAGTCGCCATTGACCAGTTTTTCCCGTCCTCAAAACGCTGTAGCTGTTGCGGTTTCACCATGAAAAAAATGCCTCTTGATGTTCGTAAATGGCAGTGCCCTGAGTGCGGAACTGACCACGACAGGGACGTTAACGCGGCACGTAATATCAAAGCTGCCGGGCTGGCAGTGTTAGCCCACGGAGAGCCTGTAAATCCTGAATCGCTCAAAGCGGCTTAGGTTCGGCTCGTTGAAGTGGGAATCCCCGTCCTTCAGGGCGGGGAGCAGTCAAACATTCCTCCCGTCCTGCGCCGGTTATCCGTCGGCGGCTCCCCCCTGCCCAGCAGAATAATACTGCTGTCTCCACCAGCCGGAGTGATGCGATCCACCCAGAAGGTGTCACCGAGAATGGTTAGTGTGTCCGGGCGCTTCAGATGGACTGTCAGGGATGTTTTGACAAAAAATGTAGGCTTGTCCCCCTCAATCCGGACACCTCCGGCGGCATACGACACACTTTCAGGATCGTCAAATACGCCCGTAAGCGTGGCCCCTGCCAGAACGCCGGAGGTTATTGTTGCTACCGTTCCCATCACCCGGAGGATGGCATCATCAGCCTGAGAAATCGCGGTATCAAACAGGTTTTCGGACTGCGACATATCGCCACCCTTACAGTTCAATAATAAGTCCTGCAGCAATCAGCTCGTCCACATCGTGTTGCGAAATACGCGCCGGGTTTCCCGCCATAACCATATCCAGTTCCCGGTTACTGTCCGGATCGATGGCGCAGATGTGTAGTGTACGAAGCGCCCTGATAAGTACCCGTTCGGATCTTTGCCCGATCCCGGGCGGCACTATGGATTCATCACTGTCATTTTCCACAGCAGGCAAATGCTCCGCCTCCGCCTCCGCCTCCGCTTCCTCTTCCCATTCCATGACACGCTGGCTGAGTTCAGCGGCGCTCCCGGACACATCCGGATCACGACCAAGCCGCGTCGCAAGCTCCCGCAGACGCTGTATATTCTCTTCTTTTGTTGCCATAAAAGATCCTCCCGCAATTTGTAACAATAAAGGCCTGAATCAGGCCTTTTGGGATGCTTAACCGACAGTGACAATGACAAACTCATCCGGGTCCGGCAGGACCATCAGCGGCGCAGACTGCGTCATGGTATATTCATTCGCCGGGTCCCCCACCGTCAGCCAGTGTTTGGGATAACGGGTGGCGGCAACAATACCCTCCGCGAGCGCCTGTGAATCCTGAATGGCACCATAGCAGCGGATACCTTCTGCCGCCGTATTTCCCAGAACCAGAGTCCCTTCAGGCAGGTAACGCTTTTCGGTCCCGTTATCAGCAACATAGGATGTTTTAGCCACCACAATGGCCAAATCTCCGTAATACCCCTTGAACGACACCACAGCCCCAAGGTCCTTCACCGCCGTTTCCAGCTGAGAATTTGAACCGCGGCGTGTATCCAGTTTTTCACGGAACAGCTTAAAACCGTTCAGCAGACGCCAGACTTTCCCGTCCATCACGGCAATATTGATCAGACCGGATGCCTGGTCGCAGTACATATCCAGATCATAAGTCGGGTCAAAGGTTTCCCTGTCCTGCTCTGACCATTTTTTTACCTGTGGCCTGAATAATGTTATTCCCGGCGGAGCGACCAAAATCCACCTCCACGGTGTCAAACTGCTCGCCCTGCATGGTGTATTTCCCGTTCAGCACCGCACTGACGGCCTGCATCTCCTCCACCTGGACGATGGCCTTCTCTTCCTGCTTCAGGTTATCGGTCAGAATGCGCAGACGACGGTAGGCCGGATCGTTAAGCCTGGCCGGGTCTTCACCCGGCAGACGCTCAACAACCTGCGCATAGTTAACTTCATGCTTCGGTTTGACATACCCCGGACGCAGTACGCGCGTTTCCCCGCCGCGGTTACGCAGAACCTTCCCTCCAACCACCGGAGATACATAAGCGGCAATCGGTGTTTTTCCGGTAATTTTGTCCAGCATGACTTCCTGGGTAGGAAATGTCACAGTACGGCGAAAAAACAGGCTCAGGAAGAGTGGGTTAAATTTAACTTTCTGCTCGGTATAACCCAGCAACTGGCGGGTGGTAAACAATCCCATAAATGGTGTCCTCCGGACGTTAAATACGATAAAGGCCGCTTCGCGGCCTTCTTATTACGGTAAAGCGGCGTGACTGACGGCGCTTCCGGCGAATGCATTTGCCTGCTTAATGGCATCCACACTCTTCGGCCATGCCAGTGATTCTGTGGCAAAGGTGCCGCTCTTCCAGTACGTCAGCAGGTTTTCCGACCCGTCCAGCTCAAGGGCCAGAACCCCGACCGCCGTTCCGGCCTTCTGCCCGTCCCAGGCCACCAGTTTCCCGGTGGTATCATCCAGCATCAGGGGCGTCAGCATCGGTGTGGCCGCCGTTATCCCGCTGACTCCCGTTGCGGTATGTGCCGGATCGTTACCGGCGAAAATGCGGTTATCCGCACGTTTCTCAATAGTGGTGGTAAATGACATACTGTCTCCTTATCAGGTGGCTGAAGTACCGGGAATACTCATCAACAACGTCGTTTCGGTATCATTACTGTGGCCTTTGCCGCCGGATACGGGGTCCGGGGAATGAGACTGCATGAAAGCATCAAATGCGTTGTTCATGCTCAGCCCCGCATTACCGGATTTGTCCGGCGCGGCAGCCAGCAGGTCACGGGCCTGATCTGTGGTCATACCAGGCATGACAGCCAGTTTTTCCGCCAACTCTTCACGGCCTTTCGCCTCATCAAGCGCCATCACGGCATCATAAAGTGACGTTGCCGCAGCGATCGGCGATGCTGCCAGAATGGTTCTGGCCTGTTCCACCGTCATCTCCGGCATGGCCGCCAGTGTCTGTGCGAGTGTTTCCCGACCACCAGCTTCTTCCAGGGCAAGGATACGGTCAGCGGTGCTGGTCGTATCCGCCGGCGCGGCGGCAGCCAGAATAGACTTCGCCTGAGCAACGCTCATTCCCGGCTGCCCGGCCAGCATCTGTGCCAGTGCCTCATGCCCCCTGGCCTCCGGGCAAACCAGAATTCCCATTACGCGCTGGTTTTCCTGCGTGACAGCGTCAGCTGCACTTAATTCAGGCATAGTGCCTCCTGTCTTGTTACTGTTGATAGCTTCTGCCATCACGCCGATGGCGTCAGCAGCATTCACCATTCCATCTGCCAGTCCGGTAGTGATAATGGCCTGCCCGTCATACACTGCCGCCTCCGTCGCCATTACCGCATCGACAGACAACCCCGTGTACCGGGCCACTTTTTCTGCAAACATCTTTCTGGCCTCGTCCATTCGCTGCTGGTAGTCGGCATGGACGCTTTCCGGTAATTTCTGGTTGGGCGTCAGATCAGCCTTGTGTGCGCCAGAATAGATAAGGGTGATATCGATCCCTTCCTGTTTCAGTTTTTCGGCGTAACTGGTATGCGCCATCACCACACCAATTGATCCCATTCTGGACGTCTGGGTCACAAGACGGTGCGAACAGGCTGCCGCCAGCAACATGGCCGCCGAACAGGCTGTTTCATTTGCCAGTGCCCAGACAGGTTTCTGTTCGCGCATCCGGTAAATCATGTCAGCACAGTCAAACGCCCCGGCAGCCTGACCGCCGGGACTGTCAATATCCAGCAGAATGCCTTTTACCTCCGGATCTGAAACCGCCTGTTGTAGCCGGGCAGTGATACCGTCATAGCCGGTCATCCCTGAAAAGGGACGCATTCCGCCGAGTTTATGAACCAGTGTTCCGGTCACGGGTAATACCGCAATACCGTTCACTACCTGATAAAAACGTGCCTGCGGCTTTCCGGTCGCCATAAAATCGCCCGTGACCAGTGCCATATCCGACTGATCCAGACTTTCGTTATTACCGGGAATGTGCAGGCTGTTAATGCCTGACTCCCTGCCCAGCGCGCAAAAGAAAACCCGCGCATAGGCGGGTTCAAGCAGCAACGGAGCACTGGTTGCCTGGCTGATGATGTGCGGGAGATTACGTTGCACGCTTTTCCTCCTCCGTCTGACGGCTCGCCGCGATCTGTTGTTGATAGGTATCGGTGATCCATACCGGACGCGAAAGTCCGGCTGTCCGCCGTTCTTCGGATTCCCTGACCTGCTGGCGGAATATCTCCTGGTAATCCTCGCCCATAATGGCGAGTTCTTTTTCATAGGTACTCAGCCCGGCCTCAATACGCATCACGGCTTCCTGAACCTCCTTGAGTCCGTCAATCGCCATACGTCCGGCACCAATCCACTCCGATCGGCTCCAGCTGGATCGGGCCTCCCAGAAGGAAAACCTGGCCCGGGGTGCCCGGATAACTCCCCGTATCAGCGCCTCCTCCAGCCAGCAGGAAAACATTTGTGTCGCCAGCCGTCCGGCAATGAACCGGCGCCGCCCCAGGAAATAGCGCCAGGACTCATTGGCAGATGCGCGGGCGCTGGAATAGCTGACCTGAGAATAATCACGCGAAAGCTGCTCATAAGAGACCCCCAGCCCGGCGGCAATATACCGGAGCAGCGCCTGCTCCAGCGCCGAAAAGCCATTATCGGAATCCTGCGCAGTCTGCAGATTCAGCTCATCACCCGGGTACAGGTGGGGAATTTTTACACCTCCCAGTTTGATACTGTTGGTACTGTAATAGCGGGCATAATTTGCGAGCATGTTAACAAGGGGCGTATCTTTGTTATCTGCCGCCGTGATGTATTCAAAAGCTTTCTCGGAATCGAGTTCGCTTTCGATCGTGGCGGCGTACATGGCTTTGACAATCGCGGACTGAAGCTGCGTTGCCTGCAGGGTATCAAGCATCTTCAGCCGCTCCATCACACTGTAAAACTGATTGGCACCGCGCGTCTGTCCATCCTCAACCGGCTCGAAAATATGTAACATCGCGGGTCGTCCGGACGGCAGAAAACGAGGAATACGGGTCCAGCGTTCCCCACCAGCCACCGGCCAGTCATCATCACAGACATGATAGGCGAGGGCTTTTCCATTCCGGTCCGTTTCCACTCCTGCGCGAAGCTGGCGGTTTCCGCGGGCATACCCCGGTGTGTCCACCCGTTTCGGACTGACAGCCTTGAATCGGGTACGGAAAACCTGCGTGGTTTCAGCGTCCCAGACAGGCTGGAGAAAAATTTCACCATTAAAGGCGTGAACGCCCACGCCTTCACGGATGAACTCTGTAAAAGTACGCTTCCCCTCGGCATCCATTTCGCCAAAAATACCATCGCAATATTCTGTCCATGCAGCTTCAACCTCATCCACAAAACTCTTCGCTGCGCTCTCACGCATACCAAGATAGCGCCAGTTTGGACGATAGCTGATAAGAAACAGGTGTCCGACAATATGATCCTTGTGCAGCGCCACCGCATTTGCTGCAATACCATTATTACGGACCAGATCATCAGCCCGCGCATTGCCGAGGCGCAACGAAGGCAGCAGCGCGGCATCCACGCTTTCCGCCGGGGGCATCCAGTCAGCCATCTGTCCGCCGAAACCGATCCCCCCGCCGGTGTATCCCAGACTTTCCCGCAGCGGCGTGCCGTGAACATCCACCAGAACCGGGGTGCGCTTCACAGTCTCACCCCCACAGGTGCCCGGCGGCGACCATTGCACAGTGACGCCTCAAGTTCCGCGACATATTTTTTCAGCTCCCCCACCGATGTCGTGGTAAATTCAACCCGTCGCCCGTCTTTCTGAACCGTCGCCACCCGTTTTCCCGTCATCAGGTCATGCAGCGCGACGCGGGCTTCCTGTAGCTCAGTGATTGTTGCCATTAACTCCTCCTGCCAGCATTGCGGCCAGTTGTTCAAGTGTCGGGGTATCCTGCTCTTCGCTTTTCCTTGATGTCGCCAGCGCCTCCAGATCCAGTTGCCAGCGCTGCACAGACACCCGTAACGCTGCACTGGCATAGACAAGACAATCCAGCGCTTCGTTACGACGTCCTTTGGCATCCCATAACAGCCGGAATTTTCCGTTAACCAGTTTCTCCACCAGCTCTTCGGCTACCAGTTGCTTCGCTTCCACCTCCGTAAAAACATCCGGATTATCCGGAAAGCGGATCGCATAAGGCGTGGCTTCGTCGGCAGGCGCAGTAACCGCCCCCATTCTGGCGTAAAGCATTTCTTTGGCAGTATCAGTACCGATTTCGCACAGGAATACCCCGCTCTGGTTGCGTTTTTTAGGCATGGTAATAACGGGTTTTCCGTAAACGGAGGCCCCTTTGACAGGCAGCACGCGGAAAATGCCGTGTTTTTTTGAGCGTTTATAGACGATTTCTGCATCGATACCGCCGATATCCCAGCAGATACGGGAAATGGAAATATCCGTCCCGTCAGCATGACGATATTTTTTATTAATGACGGCATCCACACGCTGCAGGGTATCTTCATCATCATGCCGTCCCATGATAATTTGCTTATCAATAAGGAAAGCCTCTTCGCCCGGCGCCCAGCCCCAGACATACATTTCATAACGGTTACGCTGGGAGTCGATACCAGCGGTCAGATACACCACCCGCTCCGGAACCGGCGCCGCATAATGAATCACTTTTTCCAGCAAAAGCTCATGGCTGAGTTTTTCGGCCACCGCCTCTTCATAAGGCTCGCCCAAAGTGGTGTTTATAAAGGTTTTCACACCATTTGGATCTTTCAGCGCATCCAGCCAGTCATAAATAATCTGTATCCAGGTGGTAAAGGGACTGTAAGCCGTCCAGATATGAAAGGTAATGGATCGTGGCGGCGGAACCTCCTCACCGGACGCGCTGAAATAAGCCAGTCCATCGCGTGTCCACATGCCTGTGTTATCGCAAATCCAGCGGCCTGCTTTCTGATCAAGTTCCGATTGACGGATCACGCATCCATTATGTTCACAAAGGTAATACACCGTCTCCGGCTTGCTTTTCTCCCATTTCAGACCGAACGGCGTACTGCCATCACCGAATTTAAGGTACTGCTCTTCGCCACAGTGCGGACACGGTACATGAAAACGCATAAAATGCGCCGATTCATTTGCCGCCTTTTCAATCTGGCATGACCCTTTGACTTTTGGTGTGGAGCCCCGAATGGATTTAGGCCAGACAGAACCTTCAATACGTTTATCCCCCAGCAGCGTCGGCGAACCTTCTTTCTCGACATCCGGCTCAAAAGATGACAATTCGTCATAGCAGACCACATCCACCGATTTTTCACGGTAGTTTTTGGCTGCTGCACCGCCGAGGCACCAAAACCCGACACCGGAAGAAAAGCGTTTCAGGGTAAGCGTGTTATCACGATGTTTACGCCCGAACCAGGGGGCCAGCTCCAGCAATACAGGAACATCCCTGATAGTCGGCTCCACGTGGGATTTCATAAAATCCTCAGCGGATGAGTCGGTCGGCTGGAACAGCAGGCTGTTGCGCGACTTGTGCTCTATGAAATAGCCTTCCACCCCCAGCAACATTTTGGTATAGCCCACGCGGGCAGACTTAATGAGGTTTACAACGCGGATCAGTTCATACCCCATCGCGTTCATTATCGCTACCTGAAACGGCAGCGTTTCCCATTTGCCGGGGGTGTAGGAGGACTCTTTTGGCAGATAGTAATACTCATCAGCCCACTGCACGGTGGTAAGCGGTACGGGAATATGAAGCGCTATCAGCCCGTTAGTTATGGCTCTGTTGGCATTATTCGCCCTGCGCTCTCCGGAAATCATCGGTCCACTTCTCCACATCCGCTATCGTGGCGGCCCTGCCTGACGCCCTGGCGATTTCCGTTCTGACCACATCGATGTGCGACTGGCACAGATCAGGATATTTGCGCTGTAATACCAGCGGTACCCTTGACAGTATCCCTGCTATTTCCTGAGCCACCCGTTGCAGGATGTAGGTGAACAATTCGGTCTCAAGAACCAGCCCTTCGCGCTCAGCATTTTTAAGTTCCTGCGCATCCGCCTGGGCTTTTGTCAGGCGGTAGCGCTCATAGTCGATGGTGCCGGGATTAAGATCTGATTCCGCAGCGGCACGTAAATCATCAACCTCTTTACGCAGCTTTTCATTTTCAATAGACGCATCACGCTCCGCGTACCATGAAATCGCTGCCGCGGTGTCGAACACTGCTTCGTTACCTTTTCCTCCTCCGGAAACAAGTGGCAGCCCCTGGCTTTGCCAGGCTGTGACAGTTCTGACGTCACAACCAAAAATTTCAGCCAGTTTTTTTTTATTCACGTTCATGGAAAAGTCTCCCGGAAACAGGAAAGGATCTGCGACCTTCGTTTTTAACTAAAAACGTTATCCAGCAGATCCTTTCTTTTTTCTAAAAAAACCTTTAAAAACAGGAAATAAACGATAAGAAGAACGGATCTGGCTTTTCCCTGAAAATTTTCATAAGGAGTGAAATCCTGCGACGCTGCCGCCCCGTAACAGACAGAATTCCCGGAAAGGACCCTGGAAAAAACCGAACACTTATTGTTATAATATAACAATCAATCATTTTAACGCTGACTGAGGGTCTTACATATGAAATTCAAGAGTATCGCTAAAACTGTTTTTCTTTTTGCACTGCTAACCTCAGCTGGCTTTGCGACTGGTAAAAACGTTAATGTCGAATTCGATAAAGGACAAAATAGCGCCAGCTATTCCGGCGTAATAAAGGGATACGATTACGATACATATAACTTCCAGGCCAGAAAGGGGCAGAAAGTACATGTAAGTATTTCGAATGAAGGCGCAGATACCTACCTGTTCGGGCCAGGAATTAGCGATTCCGTTGACCTGTCCAGATATTCATCTGAACTGGATGACAATGGCCAGTACACGCTACCGGCGTCCGGAAAATACGAACTGAGAGTACTTCAGACACGTAATGAAGCCCGTAAAAACAAAGCGAAAAAATACAGCGTCAATATTCAGATAAAATAAATGCCAGCCTGGTCAGGGGATTCGCTCCAACACCAAGCTTTTCAGCCACTGGGTTATTTCATGAGGTGTACCAGTTTTTAGCGTCTGGTTACGCTGCGTTGATACATGAGGTCTTTTTCTTCAGTACCATAGTATGCGACATATGTCCGTATATCCCCTTATAAGACATTTTGTGCTCTTTATGACACCCTGCAGGCCGGAACCGTAACCGTCCTGCGGGAATTTTTTATTTGCACTGCGTCCGGATGTACTCCTGCAAATACTTCAGTTTTTCCTGATCGCTGATGATTCCGGCGCGGATATCGAGAACGTTTTGTCCAGCAACTGGAGAGAGTTCGACGGTGGCAGCATTGCCCACGCGGCGGGTACTGGCGGTTTTGGTTGTGGTTGGCACTGTACAGCTTCCTTCGACACGCACCCGGCTACCAGCAGCAAGGCGGCGCTGCAAATCAGTATTCCTGTTTTGTGCATCAGCTAGTTCCTTTGTGTATTTTGCATCGAGGACGGCAACGTCACGCTGGCGCGTTTGCATATCGCTGATAGTCTCGTTAGCCATCTTCAGGTTGTGAGTAACGGTATCACGCTGGTCTTTGTACTTCACGGCGTTACCGTGATAGTGACTGGTAGTCCAGCCCAGCGCGGCGGCCAATATAAGCAATGAGACTATTACGCCAGTAGTTATGCGGTTCATGTCACCACCAACGGATTTGCCCTACAAGATAGCCAATAGCAGCGACAAACAGTACCAGCCAGATCAGGATAAATTTCCAGTTTGGTAATTGCTCAATCATTAGTCGCAACTCCCTAATCAGTTTGCTAATATCAATCACAGGTTCTCCCTTGCCTTCATCAAGGTGCAGAAACAGAAAACCCCGACTGTTTGCAGCAATCGGGGTTTTCGCTTTTATATCCTTCGTAAATCAGAAATCGGCAGATTTTGTGTTATCCGTCCCTGGGGCGCCATGTCATTTTTTGGTGAATTATTCCGCTGACAACCATTTATTGATCAATCCCCCAGCACGCCAGCGCCGACTCCTGGTCGCGTCGTATCACCTGGCCGTAACACTGATTTTCCCGGTTGTGGCAGTCTTTGCCGCCGTCATATACCCAACGGCGGATTTCTGCACACGCTCCCTTACGATCTCCTGCGTTCAGCTTTCTGTAGAACGTGGAGGGCAGACATTTACCCGGCCCAATGTTGTACGGGCAAAAACTGGCGATCCCCACTTTCTGCGGCCCGGTCAGTGGAACATGGATATTTTTATTGACCCACGCCAGCGCTTTATCCCGCTCGATGGCGTTGTAATGGTCGCACTGGCTTTGTGTCAGTCGCTGGCCTTTCACAACGGGTTTACCATCGATACGAGTCACGCCACGGCATACTGACCAGACGCCTCCGTTATCACGAACGGCCACCAGCGTATTTCCTTCCCGCTCCTGCAAAAACTGGTCGAGTAGTTGCGGTGCGCTGGCACCGGCGGCAATCAGCGCCAGCATGGCGGCGGAAAGACCGTATTTAACTTTTGTCCTGAGCGCCATTACTGCCCTCCGGCATTTCAGATACCGCCAGCATTTTTAACGTGCTGTCATGGTCGTTTTTTTCCAGAATCCGGGCGATTAGCCTGTTACGCTCCTCCATCGCGGCAGCCTGCCTTGCCTGAGCCTGCTCTGATTTCTTTTTGTAATGCTTATTGACCAGAAACGTACCAATACCCAGAACAATACCTATCAGCGCGCCGTAGTCGTTTAACGTCCACTGGGCGCATATGCCGCTGATTAATGCCCAGATGTAGGCCAGCCATGTCGTATGTTTATCCATTGTCATAACTTCCCCTGTCCGGGAAATGGACTACCCGGATGTCGGGTAAGTGGCAAAAGAAAAGGCCGCGCAAAATGCGCAGCCTGGGAATGAGCTCTGCTCTGTAGCGGTGTATATATCCTTCTGATATTGTAAATTTGCGAATATCACAACATAGAGGATATATGGATATATATGAGCGGTAAGACTTTTTACACCCTCGACAGGGCTGGAACGTTAGTAGAAGATGCTCGTATTGATTATCAGGATACTTTTAGCCCGATCGTCGAACTTAAAGAGCATATCGAAAGCCGTTTCTGGCAGAAAGTATCAAGGCACGGTAATAATTACCTTTTCAACTACAATATCAACCTTCTAAGTTCAAATGAAAATTTAAGCGTTTTCATGGAGATGTTGCTTGAAGAAAGAAGACGTGCAAGCTTTCCTGATAGGCCATCACGATTTCGATCACTTTTTGCCTGTGAGACTGTCCGCGAAGCGGCATGGTTCCGGGGCTCAAGCAAAGCCAATCTGAGCACAGCGATTTATGAAGTTCATTCTGAGCTTGTTTGTCACAGGGCAGATATGAAGCTACTCAATGTAAACTGTACCCCTCCAGAAATGTCACACCGACTGGATCTTTACTGGCAAGGTAAAACAAAAGAATTGTATCCCGGCTATGAACCATTTTGGGAAGTACTTGTACCGTTGCCTGCAATCATTGGTAGGAGGATTCAGGAATAACGGATTGTTGTCCTGACTCCGTTTTTACTTCCGTAGCCAAAATAGCTCTGACCCAGCTTTAATTCCTGGATAACTTTTTCCATTGCTTTCAGCGCATCCTCCAAATGATAACAGTCAACTTCAAGCACAAACGTTTTGAGGTTGTCGCTGTTAACTCCCGGAAACAATGAGTGGCTGTGTTGACCCGGTTGATACATAGTGTCCTCCTGAAACGACAAAATCCCGCGACTTCTGCGGGATTTTTTTGCAAAATAATGCGGGAGCCAATCCCCGCTATGCGGCAGTGGTATACAGAAAATCAGGGGTATGATTTACGCAGCTAATATTTCAAACCGTCTTCCAGGCGCTGCCAGCGCGTTCTATATCTAAGCTGGGGGTTGTAACGGCCCCGACAGTACTTCTGCTTCACCGTTATGGCAGATATCATCGCCTCTTGTCAGATGCCAGACACCGACAATAAGCTGTCCTGAATCCAGGTCATCTACAGTGTCATTCGTGTAATACGCCACCTGTACAACACCTACATGCTGAATCCAGTAGTAGCCTTCTTTCATACGTCCTCCCTCACTTTGAAAGAACAGTATAATTATCCTGTAAAAGCTTCCCGGAAAAAGAAGTAACAATCCCTCTTAGCTTCTGGTTTAAACACTATGACGAAATAATCACTCTTAACAGCATATTTAATTTTTACGATTGTAAATGTTTGATTATTTGTTACAGATAAAAATATTTTTAAATGATATAGCAACTACAAAACCTCAAACCGTGACCTGGTGCCTTCTTTTTTGGGTACCCGGCTGAGTCGGGGTACGTTAGTCCTAATGGTCTTAATTTAAAAGAAAAGAATAATGAGCGATAGTATCGTCCCTTTGTTAACCTTAAAACCTGATATGTATCAGCAGGAGGTACTATGCGGGGTATCGGAGCTGTTATCCACTTTCGCCCACCGACAGGCAGCAGCGCACCATCCCCCGACGTCAGCGAGAGGTGGAACAGTATCAGAGACTGGTTCTCCCTGCCCGTTCAGGATGAGGCCGCACAGTGCTTTCGCGTTTTTTATCAGCCGGATGAAGCCATGACTCCCTCCGACAGGTTGAAGAACTTTTTAAAACTGAAAGCACTGGCCTCTCCGGGACGCCAGGATAATTTCACCACAGAGCGAATACTCGGTACCGGTGAAACCATCTGCATGATTGCCTCCGGTAAAAACAGCGACTTCCCCCCCGTCACACTTCACCTGAGCGACCAGGAATGGCATATGACACAATCTCAGGAAGAGACGGCTGACTGCACAGTATTGCCGCTTAGCGCTGGTAACCCGGCAGCGACCACCGCAGAAGAGAGCACCGGAGCAAGCCGAAAAGGAAGCCGCATTACAAATACTCAGATTCAGGCATGGCGGGACCTGTCACCGGAGGCGAAACGAGAGGCCGGCGGCTGGAAAACATGGGCGCAGCCTCAGGGGATATCCATCAGTTGTGCTAAACAATATCTGACAAATACAGGGCTGACCTCCCGCGGAGTGGAGCGGCTGCAGCCGCCAGGAGAGAAGGGTTCCTCCATCACAAATGCACAGATTCAGGCATGGCGGGACCTGTCACCGGAGGCGAAACGAGAGGCCGGCGGCTGGATAAAGTGGGTACAAGCACAGGGAATATCCATCAGTAGTACTAAACAATATCTGACAAATGCAGGGCTGACCTCCCTCGGAGTGGAACGGCTGCAGCCGCCAGGAGAGAAGGGTTCCTCCATCACAAATGCACAGATTCAGACATGGAGGGACCTGCCACAGGAAGTGAAACGCGAGGCAGGCGGCTGGATAAAGTGGGTACAAGCGCAGGGAATATCCATCGCAAGTGCCGGAAAATTTCTGACAAGCACCGGGCTGACCCCCTTTGGTACAAATCGCCTGAAACAACCAGGAGAAAGAGGTACCCCTATTACAAATCAGCAGATTCGAGCGTGGCAGCACCTGCCACAGGAAGCGAAACGCGAGGCAGGCGGGTGGATGACGTGGGCACAGGCTCAGGGGATAACCATCGACAGTGCCGGAGCCTTTCTGACCAACAGCGGGCTGACCCCCTTTGGTACAGAGCGCCTGAAACCGCCCGGGGTAAGAGGTACCTCTATTACAAATCAGCAGATTCGGACGTGGCGGGACCTGCCGCAGAAGGAGAAACACATAGCTGGCGGCTGGATGACGTGGGCACAGGCACAGGGCATAGACATTAGTAGTGCAAGTGCCTATCTGACAAACACAGGACTGAAGCCCCGGGGAGTGGTACGACTGCAACCTCCCGGGGAGAGGGGCTCCCCCATAACAGAGGCGCAACTTCTGGCATGGTTTAACATGTCATCGGAGCAACGCCGTGCATCAGGCGGGTGGGCCACATGGGCGCAGACGCAGGGGATATCCTACATAAGCGCCAGAAAGTATCTGGCACCGCTAGACAGCGAGATACCATCCAGTGGCACATCGCGTCCGCAGCCGTCCGCAACCGTCACGAGTGACAGTCCACGGGCATCAACATCCGCAGCCACAGGTGATGAGATAACCGTCAGCGTGAGTACCCCACCGGCGAGCAGCGGGGAAAAACGATCGCTTCCCTCGACTAAAGAGGATATCTCAGCCCCGCCGGCAAAACAGATGAAGGAAGAGGAGGATGACGTTACCTGGCGCACACACCAGATAAACAATAAACTGCCCATTCTGCAACACTGGCGTGACCCGACAATATCGGTTATGGCCCAGGCGGAAGGCAGGATTGAAACCCTGCAGGTCACACGCTGGGGTCCTCTTTTTAACGCTTTACCCCGGCAGACAAAAGCCAGGATTAATCAGGAGATTCGCTGGTTTTTGCAAAATGAAGGAAGGCATGATGCGCGGATGAATGAAATGATGTCCGTCGCTATCCCCCTTGATGACAGCGACGGTTACAGGGGGCGTACAGTCTACGCACGAACCGTTCTGGCGGCGTTTACCGTACTGGGCCCCTACTCCGGCCGCCTGCTGGACAGTGAAAAGGTACGGTGTAAATACGAAAAAGAATATGGGAAGGAAGCCGGTAATTATTATTTTGCCACGCGAAGCCAGGAACGCCTGGTGTCCGCCTGGCCGGAAGGAAATATCCTCAGCCTGATTAACAGTCCGGCATTTACCCACCGGACAGCGGAGACAGAAGCAAGACAGAACGTCAGCGCGGTGCTTGTCGGGAAGAATATCAACTTTTACGTCACCACACGCGACATCAGCGCCGGGGAAGAACTGTGGTTTGATTACGGACCAGACTACCGGCATTTTGAGTCAGGTGAAGAGCTACGTTCAGCGCAGGTTAAGGAGGAGCCGTCTTCTCCAGAGGAAGGATAGAAATACTTCATCCTGACCTGTAGACATTCTGTACATACTGTTTTTTCAGTAGTCAGACGCCCGGAAGTGATGTCCGCACTTCCGGTCTGCCCCGGACATCAGAGTTTCGGATTTACTCCATTTCCAGCCTGATATCAAGCATCATCAGCATACCATCAATTATCCCTTCGGCTTTCTGAAGCAGTCGACCTATCCGGCAATCAGAGCATCCATGCTTTCGGGCCAGCATCATGAACGTCATTCCCATCACATAATAGTCCATCAGCAAATCATGCAGGTCGCTGTTATTTTTATTCAGGCGGGCCATGCATCCACAAATGATCATCGCATCATCATCACAGCATTGCGGACGGAATTTAACTTTCGACGGAATAAGCCCCTTAAAGCCTGCGGCGATATGTGACCAGACCACATCTTCATGATTATTGGCTACCCATGCCCCCCATAATTCAAGAACCTTATGAATATCCCGCATTATCACCCCTTACCCCTTAATAGTTGCCGGAGTTATCAGCCCACAACGGACCAGTTTAATCACTGTCAGTACGATCGCCCTGTTCATCAGACACCGGCGCTCTTCTCTGCTCAGGTGACTGCCGTTATCGATTTCATGATGGCATTCCTGACAAATAGCCGCCGTAGCGCAGCCATCCGTTTTCATTCCCATGCCTTTGCCCTCATTCATGTGTGCGACCTGCGTTCCCCACCGCCCGCACAACACGCGCTGTTCAATCTGCCCGACGGCAGCAAGCCATTTTTTACTGCGGTAAATATTCATTTCAGATAAGAGCATTTACGTCTCCGTTCTGGCACATGATCAAACTCCGGTAACAGGGCGCTTACTGTCCAGTTAATACAGTCATAATTCAGGCTACGTTCCGTCTTTACGCCCCTGCGCCGATACTGCTTCACCAGCTCATCCGCCTCTTCAGTGGTACACGCCGGATGCTGAAACCATGTCATTTTCATGCGAACTCCAGCAGATGCGCGGCCACGTTTTCAACTTCTTCCGGAGAGGAAAATTTACGAAACAGAATCCAGTTCCACAGGACGTTCAGCACAGCCTTATAGACCTGTTGAAACTCGGTTTCGTCCATACTGGCGAACGCTATGGATTTCGCCCGGCGCCCGCGGCTGCCATCCGGATAAAAATGCTCGGTATAAAACCCGGCCTGAACGGTTACCCATTCCCGGAAGGCATCGAAAGATTTAAGAAGGGCGACGTCCCCGGTTCGCAGGGTAGCTACGTTATGGAGGTACTGTTCCGCCGCCTCGTTAAGGGCCAGGGTATATTCCTGGCCTGCGGAGTCGCAAAGAAAATTAACGAATCCGGAGATAAGTTTCTGTTCCCGCGATGTGACCGTGCCGCCAGTTGGCGCCCAGTAGTCGAAACCAAGCTGAAGGAGTTTAAAAAAGCGTTTATGAAAGGCGTAGTTGCGGACACGCTTAAAATCGGCGTGTATCCACTCACCGATTTTTACTGAGCGCAGGAAATCCCCACTCTCCGGCGTCGCCGGGAGCAGAAGCCCTGATGAGGTTTGCTTGACCAGTTGTAAATGCGCCATCGTTCTCTCCGGTGGCGCAGTAGATTGGGAGTTCAGCCCGCAGACGAGTATAACAAAGGATGATTATTCATGATAACCAGCCCTGATAGTTAGCTCATTAATCAGGGTATCGCCCCCCATGATGTCATTTTGCAACAACGGCAGAAACCGGACATAGCGGCCATCCCGATACATCAATGACCTGTTGCAGTCAGGAAAAAAATCCATTTCAGCAATTACTGTCATGTCATCACGGCGAATAACAGCATATTTACAAGTGAATGTTTTATTTAAATTTTTCACGGTGTCTCCATAGATAACGAACTTGAGCATTTTTAAAGCATCTTCATTCTCATCATGAATATATAGGAGGCTATTAATTAACATAATTAATAAATATGACTGCTTTTTGACCACATGCAATGACATTTTCTCTGTGTTCTATTTATAATCTTATAACTGGTTATTTTTTGACATGCTCATTTCCCGGACATTAAAAAACCCGCCGGAGCGGGTTGAATGTGGGTGCATTGAGGATACCTGACACATCAGAGGTGGCGGGGATTTCTCCCCGCCGGGTCTCTTACTCCTCAGATTCGTAAGCCGTGAAGACAGCGACCTCCGTCTGGCCGGTTCGGATGCGTACCTCGCAGAGGTCTTTCCTCGTTACCAGCACCGCCATTACAACGGTGATACAGATGACGATCAGGGCGATTAACATCGCCTTTTGCTGCTTCATAGCCTGCTTCTCCTTGACCTTTCGGTCCGTAAGAGGCTAATCTACGTGTGTAGAGCATAGATGTGGCCTCAGTTTAATGTTAAGCGTCCTGCAAGACGCCGAATGTTAACTGGGGCTTTTCTCTGTCTGCCTTTCACGAATGCTCCAGGCAAACAGCCTCAAGCACCCGCAGCAATTGTACTCAACGCTCTGTGTTACGCCAGCTATTTGTCAGCCTCCACGCAACTGTTATGTATCATTTCGGCGTTCATCACCTTGTACCCCATACCTTCAACAATCATTTCCGCCCGTAGCACATCCGCTGTAAATCCACTGACAGTCGTTGTCACGATAAAAAAACCCTCACTCACGGCCCGCAGCTCCGGTACACGCAGCAGAATTTCATCAACCAGATGGATATGTTTTCTCCACCAAAGGAAACCGCTGGTGATAACCAGACGGGACTCAGATCCTCCTTCCTGGTATTCGATTTTCATGCAGATTTCGCCTCCCGGTAATTTCCCCGATAAAATGCCAGTACCCGTCGCATCGTCACGCTGTTCCGGCACTCCGTACAGATAACGTTTCTGGTCCGGTCGTAGGAACTCACGACACCTTCCGGCGTTTTCAGAAAGCGGGTAATCCTGGCATCTTCACGTTTCTGCTTCCAAAGCAGGAAAGCCTGTTCCGAAGGGAAAATACCGCTTCTCCCGGCCTGATACAGATCCCCACAACTTTCCGCTTTTTCCAGGTAGTGGCGGGCTGTAAAAATGGTTAACCCCGTTATCTTCCGCAGTTCTCCAAACGTCATCCGACCGTGGGTTCGTACCAGTTCCGTCAGGCGCTTCTGTATTTCAGCTTTCTGCGCCAGTGTGTAATTTCTGCTCATGAAAACCCTCCGGAAAATTATTTCACCGTCCTGAGATAGCTGACGTTCGGGCGCCAGCTCCCCCAGTCAAAATTCACCCACCGCCCACCATTCATGGTCATTCTGTCCATAACCCGCTGGCCTGCCAGATTCGTCAGCGCCTCGTGGTTAAGATTTGTCAGCATTCCGACGCTGCGCAGGGATGCCGTCCGGCGATCGATAATTTGATTCAGCGTTACCTGTTCGTTCCTGGTCTCACGTTGCACGCCAACCTCATCGAGGATGAGCAGATCAACCCCGCACAATTCACGCAGAAATTTCTCGCCAGATTTCCCGTCATCGTAGCTGGCATGAAGCGCACTCATCACATCGGCGACGGTGATAACAATCACACTACGTCCGGCATTCATCAGACGATTGCCAATGGCAGCGGCCAGATGATTTTTTCCGGTACCGGGATTCCCGCTGAACACGAAGTTCGTGCAGCCAGTATCCAGTTCACCAGCAATGGATTTAGCCTGACTGAGTGCATGGCGCTGGCCGTCGTTCTGTATCCGGTAATTTGCAAACGAGCATCCGCGATGCAGCCGTTGAATCCCGGCCCGACCGAAGATTTTTTCTGCCCTCGCCTGACGATTCTGACGATCAATTTCTTCGCAACTCCTGCGCCCTTCGGCGAGTTGCCATTCCCGCCACTCCTCCGGCGTCCGGAACGGTGCTGCGCGTTCGGCAGACTGTGGCGCCAGTTTCCTGATTCTGTCCAGAATTCCGCTATCTGCGATATTTTTCATGGTCTGTCACCCCCTGAAACCCGGTGGAATGGTTTTATCCGGCGGCGAAACCGGGATACCAGGCATACCGCTGCCTCCCCTCACAGGAATATCCCAGTGATTTTCAAAATGCCTGTCCGGCCCGAAAAATGTCGCTGCCTGTTGCACGAATTCAGAACCAGCCTTGTGCGTACTACCGAGATACGCCACGTAGCGCCGGACACCGTCGAGCATGTCGCCGGGGAGGACGCCCTCCCGTCGTCGGGCATTCCAGGCTTTGAATGCAGATTTTTTCGGATTGGCACCTGCCCGCTTCGGATATTCCTGCCAGACCAGTTCAAACTCAGCCGGATAACTCCCGCCTGGTTCATCGTTTTTTTTCGGCGATGAACTAGGAGAGATTGGATCTGGCTCTGGCTCTGGCTCTGGCTCTGGCTCTGGAGTCCCAACGACCGTTTGAAACCCTTCAAGAACCCTTTCGAAACCGTTTAATTTACCCGGTTCAAACCTTGATATAGCCTGCCTCATACCATCAGCTAACTGTGACTTAATGGCTATTTTATCCGGTATATCACGGAATAATTTCAACGCCGCAATGGCTACATTCGGGTTTTCAAAACCATTCCATTCCAGATAACCGGGAATTAACACCCATCGGGTAGCTTTATCCCGTATGGCAAAACCATTACGGGATAACTCTTCAAACCCTTCTGATACCCTATTTTTATCCCATTGCAAATCCTCACAAACGTACCCGTCGGGGAGACGGAAACAGCCGGTCATATTGGCGTGGGGACTGGTTAACAGATATAACGAGAGCATCCGGCCATCATCGGAAAGCGAGCGTATGCTTTCGCTGGTCCAGAAGGATGAATTCACCTTTCCGTAATCACGCATAAAACCTCACCACGCCCTTACAGGGCGATCCGAATATATAAAAATTACTCACTGGTCATGTCTCTGGTACTGCTGGCGATAACCGCTACGTAACGCCTGTAACGCATATATGGCCTCGTCACACTTTCGCTCAAAATCCGCCAGCGGCGCGCCAAGAAGTACCGCGCTTGCCACTGCGGTTTTTTTAAAAGCTGTGAAAGCAGGTATTCAATGCTCTGCCCTGCCGTTATTCGTTTATGCAGTTCCGGCGCACTTTTGCGGATCGCCTCCAGAATAGCGGGGATCAGCGCAGAGAATTTCTCGCAGTGCTCCGCCGTTTCCCGTTTCCGCCAGCGCTGAAAAATGTTTATCCGGTTACGGCGCCATGCGTCGTAATCCACCGTTCCGTCGTCACGCTCGATACGGTGAACCGCTATTTCCGGTCGCGCCGGCTGCTCCAGGAATGCGCGGGTGATCAGCTGCGTGGCTGTTTCCTGGGTTATCTGTAGATATGCCAGCCATGACGATAGCGCCTGACTGGCTGTTTCAGGGGTGATCATGGTTGTTCACCTTCGCTAATATGGTTCTGCTATAGTTCACATGAGGCGGGAAAACATCATCAAGAACACAGCGAGATCCCAGATGGTTAAGTGTGGCAACAATTTTTCGGCACTCCTCCAGTCCGGGTGTGCGAAAATTTGCTTCGTAGTTCGCCAGACGGCTCTGTATCCATCCCAAATGAGTCGCAAACTGCCGTTGAGATAGCCCCAGTTGTTTTCTGTATGTTGAAATTTTGTTCATTTAAAACCTCCGTCAATAATTCTAAACACGATTTGTGTTGCACGGTCAAGCTGTTTTGTGTTTTGCGTAAATCACGCATCGTGATAAAAGGGAGCCATGAGAAAAGAAAATGAAAAAATTGCCGCCAGCCGGCTTAATGATGAGATCGCAATGCGCCTCAAGGAGCGCAGACAAAAACTCGGCCTGTCTCAAGGTAAACTGGCTGAGATTTGTGGATGGACTCAGTCACGCATAGGAAACTATGAAGCAGGAAGTAGAAATGTTGGGGTGTATGATGCAGTTGTACTTGGTGAAGCACTAGGTATTTCCCCACCCGAACTTCTGTTTGGTGAAAAGGACTCCTCGCAGGCATGGCTAAGTGATCATCATAAAAAATTGCTTGAGTTATTCAATCAGTTACCAAGCTCAGAGCAACAACGAATGATTGATCTCTTTGAGGTTCGTTTAAAAGAGATTGATGACTATGTTGAAACGTACCTAAGAAATCGGCTTAAAAACTCAACTCAACCACCAGAAAACTAACTTAAGACTTGACCTGAATAGTTTAAAACCTGCCACTGGCGGGTTTTTTATTGCCTCAAGCCCAGCAGAACGCCTTCCCTTAACCAAAAAACACATTTTGTGTTGACAACCACTAGCGATTTCGTGTTTAATGAATTCATCAAGACAACGCCAGACCAGATAACAGCCGGACAATACCAAGAGTTATCCCGCTGCTGAGTCGGGCTAAGTAGCCAGCCTGAGGCATACGAACATGACGGCAGTTGTTGTTAAGTAACAAGCGCAGCAGATAAAACGTTCCGCCGCCGGGCGTTAAGCGGATGAGGGAAAAATGAAAGCAATCGACTTAGGCAACAATGAATCTGTGGTTTATGGCGTATTTCCCAATAATGACGGTACGTTTACCGCCATGACGTTTACCAGAAGCAAAACTTTCAAAACTGAAGCTGGCGCACAACGCTGGTTAACAAGAAACCATTGTGAGTAAGAGCCAGACAGGAAGCCGGATTCAGAAAAGCATCCGGCGCAACACGAAAGCGCACTACGCAGAACCTTCCCTTGTCAGGTCTGTCGTTTAATCCACTGCGACAGTGCGCTTCCGGTTGCGAGTGGAACCCGTGACATTGCTGTGTGTAGTCTTTGGCGGTACCAGTTCATTCCTTTCTGGTTTCCGCCCTTTTTAAAGCGAATTTTGTGGTGTGGTGAATGCGGCTAAGCGCACGCGGCACAGTTAAAAAGACATAACGGTCCTTCATGTTGTGGGTGGAAATAGTAGTCGGCGGTAATGGTTAACTGGTTATCGTCACCTGGAGGCACCAGGCACCGCACCAACAAAATTCGCTTATAAACAGGCAAAGAGGATAAAACGATGATACCTGTCATTACACCTCGTTCCGACTGGATGCGCAGTCCGGCTAAACAGCAGACTGCAATAAACAGAAAACCGGGCTTGATTCGTAAAATTTATACTCTACTCACCCAGAAAGGAGACCCGACATTAATTAACTGCGCATATTGTCAGAAAGCAATACCGGAAGAGACCACATACGAATATGAACTGATATATATGCACGGAACGCTTATTTCACGTAAAAAACAAAAATATTGCAGTAAACGCTGTGCCAGCCATGACCAGATGGCACATGAACTTTAATTAATCATTTACTGAAACAATAAAACTATGCCAGCAATGGCAGGGATTCACTCAACCTGAAAAAGGAAATAAAAATGAAAAATACAACGCCTGATGCAGCAGTATTACAGGAACTAAAAGAACTCACCAGCCGTATATTTAAGATATGCGAGCAAAACAATATGCCGGTAGTTATTGGCTATTCATACGAGTTAAGCAGAAACGAAGATGGCTATTCAATAAATAAATCGATAACTGCATATGCAGATGAAAAAACAGGGGCATGGGACTCCACTATAGCCGCAGCAGCCATGTTGCTCAAAGTGAAAGACGTCCCCAGGGAGGTTATTGGTGCATTGAAGAGCCTGTCTGTTGCCAGTGATTTTGCGCGGGCGATGTCTGAGGCCTCAAAGGAAAAAAGCCTGCATTAAATGCAGGCGCTTCCCCGGCTTTACATCCCGACGATGCTGAGGTGAGCGACCAGACCCACCACCAGAGACATGACCAGTGAGCACCCGGAGAGGATTTTCACTGGCAACACGATTTTAATCTTAACTGAGGTTAAAAAACAATGAGCATTAAGCAGGAAGAATATTCATTTTATTACAAGGTTAAAAATGAAAGTGCCAGGAAACGCCTCGGCTTTAAAGCCGGTTTTTTCTGGTGTACAGCTAAAAAGCAGTCACTCGCCCTCTCCCGTGGCGAACTGGCTATGGATGCTGCCGGATTTGATGAAGCTGATTTTGCCAGACCTGTACGCGTACATTTTCCGGTAGAAAATGACATTCCGCCCGAGGGTGTCTTTGATACTAAATTTTGTGAAAACCGCGAACCCGGTGGCGAAGACGGCAAAACCCTGACACTTATCCCCGGCGCAGCTTCTGCTGTTAAATCAGATGAAACAGAACGCGCCGACGGTGCTGGCACTCCTACCGGAGAAAACGGGATACAGGAATCTCATAACCCGCCAGCAAACCCTCAACTGACCGTGGTTGCGACACTGCCGTTCCGCCATCGCGTTCTGGCACAGTATATTGGCGATGGAGAATATCTTTATCACGTCGATACAGACCAGAAAAAAGAAATCGCGTGTCTGGAGATGGATACTCAGAATACCACTGTCCAGAACCTGATACTCGCCGCAGAAAATGTAGAGCCGTTCAAAAAAGCTATCGAGCATGATATTCACGAAGCAGTGAATGCGTATAAACAGGTATCTCCTGTCGATGGAAAAGTGCCTGAGTTATGCACCACTATTAAGTTTTTTAAGGAATGGTTCCGTGCTGAACACATTAACCGCGGCCTGCTGGTTAAGGAATGGGCTGAACGCCTGAAGAATAAACCTGCACCCGTTAAAAAAACCGGGCCACATAAAGTAATTGTCGACGACGTAAATAAGCCAGAACGTCCACGCCGTAGCGAAAAACCGACACACAGAACGATTAACTATGAGCTCGCCTGTGGTTTCTGTGAGGAGCTGGATCTGAATAACCTGCGTCCTGCAATGGATTTTGCAAAACGTATCATCGCCGAAGACCGGGAAGACTGGAAGCGAATGTCGATGACAGTGGGCATTATTCCCGACATCAAAGGCTACGACCGACAAACCATTATTGACCTGGTACGCAAAGCGCCAAAGGCCGTACATAACGGTAATCCTGATCTTCGCCGGATGTGGTGCGAAAGCTTTCTTGCCGTTCATGGTGTTCGCGATCCGGACTGGTACGAATATGTGCCTGATAACACCCCAACAACCCATGAAGAAAATGCAGCAAGACTTCGTCAGGCGGGCAAATGTCTGCGGGATATTGAGGCAGGGAGATTTCAGTGTGATGAAGAAAAACAGCAACCGACAGGCGAACTGGCAGATGAACCAGCAACGCCTGAAGCAGTGGAACAGGACACAACTGAACATCATCCGGACCCGCAGCCGCTGGAGAATGAGTCACCTGTAAGCCAGACAGAAGCAGGCTACCAGAAAATACGGGCAGAACTGCACGAAGCACGTAAAAACATTCCACCCAAAAACCCGGTTGATGTTGGTAAACAACTGGCAGCCGCGCGCGGTGAATATGTCGAAGGCATCAGCGACCCGAACGATCCGAAGTGGGTTCATAACAATTACAGCGCCTCAAATCAGGGTGAAAAAGAAGAAGTGGTGCCGGAGGAAAAACAGCCAGCAGCAGAGCCGGAGGCTGTCACCAGAAACGCAGACGGGACTTTCGACGTTTCAGCGCTGTTCAGTGCCCCCTCAAATCAGATCGAAAAAATGGAAGCCAGAACAGAAATAGATGGAGAGATGCGGAAAGAAAGCAACCAGCGGGAAACGGCTGGTGATGCAGTGCAGGAAATTACAGCAGACGGTGGATCAGGTACTGGCGGTGATGAAGCAGGCGAAGCGGCAGATTCCATAGAAAACGGAAATATCACTGTACCTGATGATATACAGCCAGGCATTTACTATGACATCCCTAACGAGGCGTATCACGCTGGCCCGGGCGTCAGTAAATCACAGCTTGATGATATCGCAGATACACCAGCAATTTATCTTTGGCGCAAAAATGCCCCCGTGGACACGGAGAAAACAAAATCTCTCGATACAGGAACGGCTTTTCACTGCCGGGTACTGGAACCAGAGGAATTCAGTAAACGCTTCATCATCGCACCGGAGTTTAACCGCCGTACCAGTGCAGGAAAAGAAGAAGAGAAAACCTTTCTGGAAGAATGCGCCCGGACAGGAAGAACCGTGCTTACGGCAGAAGAAGGCCGGAAAATCGAACTTATGTACCAGAGTGTGATGGCGTTACCGCTGGGGCAGTGGCTGGTTGAAAGCGCCGGATATGCTGAATCATCAGTCTACTGGGAAGATCCGGAAACAGGAATTTTGTGTCGGTGCCGTCCGGACAAAATCATCCCTGAATTTCACTGGATCATGGATGTGAAAACCACTGCTGATATCCAGCGGTTCAGGACAGCTTATTACGATTATCGCTACCACGTACAGGACGCTTTCTACAGCGACGGTTATCGGGCGCAGTTCGGTGAGATACCCACCTTCGTCTTCCTTGTTGCCAGTACAACCACCGAATGTGGGCGTTACCCGGTTGAGATTTTCATGATGGGTGAAGACGCAAAACTGGCAGGTCAGCGGGAATATCGTCGCAATCTGCAAACCCTGGCCGAATGCCTTAATAACGATGAATGGCCTGCCATTAAAACTTTATCACTGCCCCGCTGGGCGAAGGAGAATGCAAATGCCTAAACAGCCACCTATTGCAAAAGCCGACCTGCAAAAAACACAGGGAGCACGCACCCCGACGGCAGTGAAAAAGAACAACGATGTGATCAGCTTTATCAACCAGCCTTCCATGAAAGAACAACTGGCGGCGGCCCTGCCCCGCCACATGACAGCGGAACGCATGATCCGGATAGCCACAACGGAAATCCGAAAAGTTCCGGCGCTGGGTGACTGTGACACCATGAGTTTTGTCAGCGCCATCGTTCAGTGTTCCCAGCTTGGGCTGGAACCCGGCGGCGCGCTCGGTCATGCCTATCTGCTGCCGTTCGGAAACAAAAACGAAAAGTCAGGCAAAAAAAACGTTCAGTTAATTATTGGCTACCGGGGAATGATCGACCTTGCCCGCCGTTCCGGACAGATTGCCAGCCTTTCCGCGCGCGTCGTCCGCGAAGGTGACGATTTCAGCTTCGAGTTTGGTCTGGAAGAGAAGTTGGTACACCGTCCGGGTGAGAACGAAGATGCACCGGTTACTCATGTCTATGCCGTTGCCCGCCTTAAAGATGGCGGCACACAGTTTGAGGTAATGACCCGTAAACAGATAGAGCTGGTCCGGGCACAGAGCAAAGCCGGTAACAACGGCCCGTGGGTTACTCACTGGGAGGAAATGGCAAAAAAAACCGCCATACGCCGCCTGTTCAAATACCTGCCTGTATCCATTGAGATCCAGCGCGCGGTATCAATGGACGAAAAGGAGACGCTGACTATCGATCCGGCTGATGCGTCTGTCATCACAGGTGAGTACAGCGTCGTCGAAAACGCTGGCGTGGAAGAGAACGTGACCGCATAACGGAGACTGGCGGTCGCTGACCGCCTGAAGTGAAGGTGCTTTATTAATGTACAAATATAGAATAACCGCCATCGTCAAAAAGCCGGGTAATTCCCCGACAAACTGGGTTCGTTTTTCTGACAAAAAAATGAATAAAGCCGAGTGTGAAAAAATGCTATCCGGCAGAACTGAAGCCGGAAAATCACGCGAAGAGAAAGTCACGCTGGAAGAGTTTAAATGTATTAAGGAATAAAGATCGCCTGCTGAATAATTAATTAACCGTAAAAATGCTTTTAAACACCGCTCACGCGGCGGGATTCGTACAGCCTGAATGAGGGAGGTAATTGCAGCATGAAGAAGCCTGTCTGTATGTTCTGCGGCGCCCCGGCCACCCTGCTTTGTGACGGGATCATCGGCTGGGATGCCGATGAGGATGAACACGGGCACATGACAAAATGCCGGGGCATGTTCACCTGCGATGCGCCCGTGTGCCGGAACTGCGCTACATGGCATGGCAACATATTTTTCGATGGAAAGATCCGGATGATGGATACACGCGACCTTTGCCCCCTGTGCCAGAAGTTACACGAAGCCGGCGAGTCCATACGCGTTGCAGACCACCGGAAAAACTCCGCTCTGCCGCAACCCTGCCTGACTGAAGAGCAGGCTGACAGGATACGCGCCGCACATTGGGCAGGATTTACAGGACGGCGCGCCGGAGATGTAAAAGTTGTACCGGGCGGCGGTCAGCAGTCCTTTAAATTTTACCCTGATCATTGATGTTCAACCCTGACCGACCGCCACACCGTATAGTTGGCGGCGGTCATGAAGTAAAGAGACATGACTATGAGCTTTGTGAGACTTGAAACCTGGGGTGAATTAAATTATCCCGATGATCCACCACCTCTCACAACACTAAGACGATGGGCGCGAAACGGAAATATTTACCCGACTCCAGTATTACATGGCAGGACGTATCGGGTTGATCCGGACGCGTTTTATATCAAGCCGAATAAAGTGGGACTTGTGCTTGAACAGCACCATCCTAACGGGCGAACTGGTAAAAAAAGTGCGTTGCTGGAGCGGTTAATAAATGAGTCAAAAAAAGTATGATGCTAATCTCCCCAAAAATCTGACTTATAGAAGATCCAGGAAAACATTCGCCTGGAGAAATCCATTAACTGATGAAGAAATTCAGCTAGGTCAGATTTCACGCAGGGATGCAATTGCTCAGGCAATCGAAGCCAATCACTTTATTGCGAAAAACTATACCCCCGTAGGGCTGATTGAAAAGCTAAAAGGAACAGACTCACTCACCGTTACAAAGTGGGCAGAACAGTATGAAATACTATTAAAACGGCGTAACCTGTCAGCTAATACATATAAGATACGCGGAAATCAGTTAGAAACAATAAAAGAGAAAATAGGGAGAATGCTTTTAATAGAAGTATCTACTCGCCATATTGCTGAATTTCTGGAAACTTGGATAGCAGAGGGGAAAAACACAATGGCCGGAGCCATGCGTTCTGTACTTTCCGACATGTTCAGGGAGGCTATAGTTCGAGGACATATTGCGCATAATCCAGTGGAGCCAACACGCTCCCCCAAGATCGAAGTCGCTCGCGATCGTCTGAGACTGGATGTATATAACAAAATTAGGGAGGCAGCAGAACAACTTCCTGCATGGTTCCCGCTGGCTATGGATCTAGCCCTTGTTACCGGACAGCGACGGGAGGATCTATCATGCATGAAGTTCAGTCATATTATTGATGAGCGACTGTACGTTAAGCAAATCAAGACCGGGATGAAAATCGCTCTGCCACTTTCGCTCAACCTTCCTTCCCTGGGTTTACGCCTCAGTACGGTGATTGAGCGTTGCCGCCTGGTAAGCCGTAGCGAATACCTTATCAGCGCTGGCATACGCAAAAACAGCCCGAACGGGAGTATTCATCCTGATAGCCTGACTAAAAAATTTGTTGCGGCACGAAAATTGACCGGAATAAATTTCAGTGAAAACCCTCCGCCGTTTCACGAGATCCGCAGCTTATCCGGACGACT